TCGGCCGCCGCCATCGGGGCTTTGCCTCCGGCGACACGGCGTTCCCATTCGATCAGCGCGTCCGCGCCGAGACGGCGGCGATCAGGTGGTGGGGCTTCGCCAACCAGTTCACCGAGGGCCGAACCGACATAGGATCGGGCGACCGTCGCGGTGCGACGTTCCTCCGGCGGAATGCTGGCGGACTGACGCGAGCCAGCCGCCACACGTTCCTTGATCGCCAGATAGGCGCGGGTCGCATTACGGCCGGTGCCAAAACGTCCCGCGTTGTAGTCGCGGTCAGCTTGGGCGCCGATGCTGGCGTAGTTGGGTTCGGCAACCGCGAAGCGGCTGGCGTAGCGAAGGGTCAAATCCTCGTCGGCCTCACCGTCCGCGACATCGTTGCGAAGGCTGCGGAAGGCGCCGCGCATGGTCATGGCTTCGCCGGGTTCAAGAACGCCGTTGGCCGCTGCGGTCTGGATCGCCTCGTCCACGTTCTCGCCGCGAAGCGAGCGGTTGTAGAGGTCGATGGTCAGATCGTCCTTGGCCTCGACACGCGCCTTTTCGGTGCGACGTTCGGTGTCGGCCTCGACGCCCTCAATCGCATTTAGGACGCGGATTTGCTGGGCCGAGGTCAGGACCGATGCGCCGGGCGCGCGAGCGCGGCGTTGAGCCGGGGTGTCTGCATCCGCCATTTCCACGGCCGGGGCCGAGGGATCAGGCGTCGCGTTCTGTGCGGGCTGGCCGACGATGGAGCGGGGGTCGATGCGTCGCCCCTGTGCGTCGCGGGCCGAGAAGTGAAGGTGCGGGCCGGTCGAGTTTCCGGTGTTGCCGGATGCGGCGAAGGTCGCCCCTTGCGAGACGCGATCACCCGCCTTGACGTTGATGCTGTCGAGGTGGGCGTAGCCGGTCACACGTCCGTCTGCGTGACGGATCAGGACGGTGTTGCCGCCACGACCGCGCGGGCCAGCGAACTCGGCCACGCCATCCGCCGGTGCGACGACCGGCGTCCCGATGGGAACCGCGATGTCGATGCCGCCATGGTCGGTCGAAGCACCGCGAAGCGGAGCCTGACGCGCGCCCATGCCCGAGGTCACGCGGCCTTCCAGCGGCATGATGTAGGTCGATGCCGGAGCGGGAGCAGCGGGCGCCGGTGCAGGTTCAGCCGTGACGGACGGAAGCGGTTCGCCTTCGATGGTCGAAGCGGCGTTGGCCGTGGCGCGAGCTTCTTCGATTTCGGCCGCGACATCTTCGGGACGACGGGTGTCGAGCAGCGAGTAAAGCCCGCTCATATCCCCGGTCTGGGTGGCGTAGGCCACGACCGCGTTGACGACTTCATCTTGGACGGCGACGCCATCAAGGCCCGCCTCTTTCAGGCGGCCCACGGTTCCCAGAAGGTCGATGCCTTCACCGCGACCAAGCGCGGCCTGAACTTCGCCGGTCGTCATGTCGAGCATTTCGCGGTCGGTGCGTTCTTGCAGAACGCCAGAGGCGCGAGCGTTCAGATCGTTCGACCAACGCTGCATCCGCTGTCCGACTTGAAGGCGGACCTCCGGGCTTTCGAACAGGTCGCCGACTTCACCGATGAAGGCGGTAGACCGCTCGTTCATGTAGGTTTCAATGTCCTCGACCGTCGCCCCATCGTTGATGAGATCGTCCAGCCCTTGGGCTGTTTCGGTCTCGAAACGGGTCTGACGGTTGGACGCCGTGACGCTGTAATAGGCGCGCTGATAGGCGGTGGCTTCGGCCTTGGCCGGGTCCATCTCTACGCCCGACAGAGCGTCGGTCGTGCCGATGGCGAAGTCCTCTTCGGCTTGCTTGGCGGTCTGGGCGATGTCGTTGCGGTAGAAGGCTTGAGCCGTGTCCTCGACGCCGCCGAAGAACCGGCGAAGTTCGTCGAGGTTGTTGCCGCGCTGGGCGTCGCGCATCGAGGCGTTGATGCGAACCGGGTCAACGCGATCTTCGCGGCGAGTGGGGAGGATTGCATCGCGGTTGTTCGTGATGCGGTCTTGCGTCGTGCGACGCTGGGATTGTCTGGAAAGGTCAGCCATGGGTCAGTTCGGTCCCTTGGCTGCTGCGGCTTGCTGAAGCTTGATGCTCTTGCCGCCGTAGTATCCTTGGGCGCCCGCGCTTGCGATGCGGAGGCCCGCGCCGAGAATGGTCGGCGACTGGATGCGGGATGACATGGAGTTGGCTTCGGCTGCGGCTGCGCGCTGCTGGGACTCTGCGTTGAGGTTTGTGCGTTCGGCGGAAAGTTGGTTCTGCATGAGGCTGTCCTTCAGGAGAGCTTCGACGCTTCCGCCAATATTTAGACCGGCTTCACCGGCGGCGACCTTGATGCGGGCCTGTTCCTTGCGGGCGACGCGCTGACGCTCGTTCAGTTCGGCGGTCTGGGCGACCCGGATTTCCTGCTGGGTGGTGGCAAGCTGGGCGTCGATGGCCTTCTGCTGCGCCTTGGCGGACTGCATTTGACCGATGGTTTCGGTCGCGGCCCCGACGACGGCGATGGTCGTCATGATAGTCACGGGATCACAGATGGATTGGTCCCTCCTGAATGCTGCTGATGAGGTAGAATGGGCGGCTCTCCCGGCCGTGGGTGAGATCGACTTCCTCGATCTCGAACCCGGCGCGGAACAGCCAGAAAATGCTCATGCTGTTGCGAGCATCGACGTGGTTGAAGAGACGCGGCCAGCGTTGATGCCAGCGTTTGAAGACGGCGTAGGTCTCCTTGCCGATGGCGATCTTCGCCCTCGGTCTTTCCATGCCCGGTGTGCCGAGCATCCAGACGATCCCCGACGATGGATCGTCGGACGGCCCGGCGCCGTAGACGGAGATCGGCTCCCCATCGTCGGTGATGACCCAAGCGTCCTCGCTCTGCATGACCGACATGGTGAGAACCAGAAGCGGGTCTGGATCACCGATGGTCAGGAGAGGGTTGGTCGCTCTGATCTCGTCGAAATCGGCGGGCCGTAGATTGTTCGCGATGACGTCGAGCCAGTCGTGAATCTGTTCGCCCGATACATCGGCGAGGTTTTGAAAAAGGATCATGCTTTCAGGGATCGCTGATATAGGGCGATCAGATGGGGGCTGTAATGAAGCTTTTGACTTGCGCCGTGATGGCAGTTTCGATGATCGCCGGGGCGGCTTCGGCGAGCGATTGGCGATTGATCAGTGTCGGGCGCACCGGCGCGACAGGCGTTGATATCTCAACAGTCAGCCGATCTGGCGATAAGGCTGTGGCTTGGACGGCCATCTTCCTGCCGCTGACGGTCTCGGAGATGGATTACGCCCTGATCCGACAAGAGTATGAATGTGGAGCCAAAACCTCACGGTTCCTGTCGGTCATCTCGTATGATGAACACGGGCAAGTTCAGGCCCGATCAGACGAGCCACGAGCGGCAATCTCGATTGCGCCCGACTCAAATGAAATGCTCATGCTCAAAGCGGTCTGCTTCAATGAGTTTTTGCAGGACGATCCGGTTGGGTGGACATCCGCCATGGCCCTTCTGCAAGACTATAGAACTACCCCGCCCCAGTAGGGCCTGACCGCCCGGAGGCGGTCAGGTTCTGGAACGGTTGTAGTAGTTAGCTTCCCACTCGGCCGCGACGAATGTCGAGGCGGCGTAGGTGTCGTTCACGATGCGGATGCGGGTCGCCGTGTTCTGGCCGTAGACCTGAAAGCGGTGTGAGCCGGTCGCACAGGCTGGCGTGTTCAGACGGAAGCTGGCGGCGCCCAAGGTCTTGCCGGTGAACTGCGAGAGTTTGGACGGCAGGATTTCCTCGACATTCGGATTGACGCCGTAGGGCGCGACCGATGTCTTGAAATAGGCGGTGTCCACGAAGTTCAGGGTGAAGGTGCGAAGCGTGGTGCGGCCGGTCGTGATGGCCTCTCCGCGCTGGGTCCGCATATATTGGGTCGAGAACTCGAACGCGAACTCGTAGCCTTCCCCGACGACGACAGGTCCGGCGATCTCGCTGGCCGGAACCTCGACGATGTTGTCCGTGATCCATATGTAGGTCGAGGGGTCAATCAGCGTTTCGGGGCGGCCCGCGAAGGCGTTGCCTCGAACCATCTGGAACCGGGCTTTCACCGGCTTGTAGGGCAAGATGAACTGCGTTGTGTTCGGCGTGGCCTGATAGGTTCCGGTCACGGTCGCCCGACGATCCAGATGGATTTGATGGGTCGTCTGAACCGGGCGGGAGCCAGCGGTCAGGTTGACCCTCTCCAACCACAGGCCATCGTTTCGCTGAACCGTGAGGTAGAGCGTCCCCTTGAGGTAGGCGCCAGAGACGATCCGGGCGCCGGGTCCGAAGTCCCATTCGTGCCACGCGGACTGAAGCTTCTCGTCGGACGAGGCCCAATAGAAGTTGTAGCAGTAGACCTTGCTCGGGGCGCCGTTCGTCAGGACGAACAGAGCCGACAGGTCATCGGCCGGGATCAGTGCGTGGACGCCCGCCGGGATGTAGCGGTCGCAGTGCGCCGTCACGTCCGAAGCCGTGGTCGTGTCAGCCCCGGCGAGCCGGGTGTATTCCATGACCTTGGCGAAGCCGCTGTTCTCGACAGCGAAGTAGATTTCGGAGCCGAGCGAGGCGAGGCCAGCGACGGTGTTGACGGTGTAGTTCGTCGTCGGCCGGATCGCGAGCGACGAGGCGTTCAAACCGAGTTCGCCGTGCGAGAGGCTGAACTGTGTTTGGTCGGACGTGAGCAGGATGCCGTCATTGTGGGTGGTCGCATCCAGCAGAGGCGAGACCTTGGTCGAGGTCGCCCCGGCGTCCAGCACGTCGCTTTCCAGATAGTCGGTTTGCGACATACGCCAGAAGTTTCCGAAGTCGCCGACGCACGAGAGGATGCAGTTCTCGTCGTAGAGGAAGGCCAAGCGGTTCTGATAGAAGAACACCTTGCGGATCGGGCGGCCGATGAAGCCGGGGTTCGGGTTGATGTCCGTGTCGCCGACGCGGCGGGGCGCCCACGAGAACGGAGCGAAGACGAAGCTTCCATCGGCCTCGCGAACGAGGGCGTGGGGCATGGTCTTGTAGTCGATGGCGTTGACCAGTCCGGGTTTGAGGCATTCCTCCCAGACGCCGCCGCGACGGACGACGTAGTAGGACATGAAGCCTCCCGTCTCGTCGCCTTGGACGCGGTAGATCGCGCCTTCGGGCGGGGGAGTGTCGCCCTGATTGACGGGCGGCAGTTTGTCGAAACGCTGCACCGTGCCGGTGATGACTCCAGCGGTCGGGTTCGGCGGATAGGTGTAGGTGCTGCCCGGCGCGTAGGGATCGCCGTTCGCATCGGTGCCAATCCGGCGGTTAAGCCAGATTTGCTCGGCGGGATCAGATTGGGTGTCGGCGCCCAGCGCGCCCATGGCGCACTTCATCCGACGATTGGTGATGAAGGTGTAGTCCGCGACGCTGAACGCCGAGATGTCCGTGCCGTAGTCCTCGACGGTCGAGAGGTAGGCCCAGCCGCCGGGGGCGGTGACGGGCTTCTCTTGGCCGGTGAGGGTGTCGAACACCTTGATCTGGCCGTCTGCGACGATCACCACATACTGCTCTGTGGTGTCGCGGTTGATGGTGTGGACGTGTGCGTTTTCCGGCGCGGTCGGCATAAGCCGAGCGACGACCTCGGAAGGTGCGCGTTTGGTCAGGCCCGTCGCGATGGACGGCCAGCCGTTGGTCAGGCTTTCGAGTTGATCGGGCGAGCGGACCAGCGGTGATTGCTGCGAAACGCCCCCGTGAAGGGACGGCAGCGAGCGGGTCACGAGGCTCACTTATCGGACCTCCAAGCCCGGCCGCGCCGGTTCAGAGATGCAGAAAGAGCCTTGTTGGCGCGGAAGATGTTGATGTCGGCCGAGGCGGACTGCTGGCGTTGCAGCGTCAGCCAAGCGCGTCGCTGATCCTCTTCGCCGAAGCGGTCGGCGGCTGGGTCGCCCACAACCCGAGCGGTGAACTTGCGACCGGCGGCGATGACGGCGTAGCCACGGGCGGCCTCCGGCAGGGCGTCGAACGTGAACGACCACTTGACGCGGACCTTGACCGGCAGGGCCATCACCCACGTCAGGTTCGCGGCGTCCCAGAGGCCGAAGCCTTTCGATGGATGCTTTCGAACAATGATGTCCTGCGCCTTATCCATCGGGTCGATGTCGAGGGCGCCGGTGGGGACGGCGATAAAGCCGTCGATGTCGGGGGAGAGAACGAAGTCCTCATCGGTGTTGAACTTGAAGCCGTAGAGGCAGACTTCGCGAACGACCTTGTTCAGTTCGCCGAGCGCGATGGACTGGTCCACGATCTCGGGAATGATGGCGTTGACGGGAAGCTGGCCGATGCCGATCAGCATGTCGTTGACGGCCTCAAGTTCCGTCATGGGCGCAGCCAGCATGGGCGCGATCTCCTTCGGAACGAGGTGAAAAAAAGGACGCGCCCTCGTGAGAGAGCGCGCCCTTCTGGTGTGGCGGTTGCCGGTCGTTAGGCCGGGATGGCGCCGGTGCGGAGTTCGACCGCATCCGAGGCACGGAAGACATCGGTGCCGGTCATCTGACGGGCGAGGATGAGAGTGCCTTGCTTGCTGATCTGGTCTTCGGTCTGAACCGACAGGCCCTGAACTTCGGCGGTGCCGATGGCGTCCTTGGTCCAGACGGCGCCGACAGTCGTGCCCATCTTCAGACGATAGCGAGCCGGGATGTCGAGGTTGGCCGAGTCATCGTTGCCGAACGGCGCGATGTTGGACTTGACGATCTTGATGCCGTCGATGGTTTCGAGAGTGTGCTTGCGGAGCGAAGCGTCGCCGCCGTTGTAGTCGCGGTTCAGGTTCTTGTCCGAGCGCGCCATCGCATACCATTGAAGGTTCTTCACGAGGCCATACACATCGACCATATCGACGCGGACGTTCTTGCCGTCGAGGGCTTCCTTGGCCTTGGAGAAGGCGTCGAACAGCTTCGTGGCGTCGGTTGCCATAGCGGAGTCCACGACCGGGGTCGGTGCGCCGCCGCCCGAGGTGCCGAGCAGATCGGTGGCGCGAGCCGCTTTGACGACAGCGCGCATGGCGTTCTGGTCGAACTGGACGGCCAGAGCTTCAGCCAGTTGGCGAACGTATTCCGAGCGAATGTCGAAGTGGTTCAGGATTTCGTGGATGTCGGCGACGAACACGTCGGAGATCAGCTTGTCGTCCGAGGTCAGGATGATCTCGTCGTGGCCGATTTGCTTGCCGACGATTTCAGTGCCGGGCGTGTGGTAGGACGCGGTTGCGCGGCCGACGCGGGGGAAGCGCAGCGACTTGCCGTTGGTCAGCGCGAAGACGCGATGCTTGTCGCGCATGATGGTCATGCGTTCGTAGGCCGCCTGAACCTCGCCGCCGAAGATGTCGAGCAGCAGGTTGTTGGTGCCAGCAGTATCACCGGCTTTGTAGCCGGGATTCGAGGGGGTGGAGTTAGCCATTAGGCTCCTTGATTGAGAGAGAGTTTGTGGCTCCCGTCGATCAATCGGAGTCCGCTGGCGCATGAGGTTGTGCGGTCGAAACCGGCCTCTTCGCAGCCGGATGTTTCCGCTTTGATTTGGGAGAAAGGGTTAGGCCGGGCTTTCACCGGCCGCCCGTCCGTGGACGGTCAGTTCCCGGTTTGCGCTGGGAACTGTGCGGCCCCGCTGGCGAGCCTCTATGGAGGCAAGCGGGCGTGGTCTTAAGGGAGCTTTTAGAGCAGCGTTCCGGCTGCTTGCGAGCGGGCGACCTTTTCAGCGACCTCGGCCACATAGGCTCGGTCAGTCTGGTATCGGTCGGTCTTCATGGCGGCGACCATTTCCGACTTGGATCGGAACACGTCGCCGACTGCGGTGCCCGGCGTGGACTCGACGAACGAGCCTTCGGACGGATGCGCCGCCTTGTATTTCGCCACGAGCCATTCGACGCCT